GCGCGCTAAATATGCTTCAAGACTATAAACGCGCTGTTACTCCAGTTGTTGCATCTCAAAAATCAGACGGTCAGACAGAAGATCTTTTTAAAGTTGCATTGCATCATGATGGAGAAACAGAAACCAATACACATTTTAAGCTTGGAATATTGAATATTAAAAGATCTGATAATGTGGCGGGATCTGATTACGGAACATTCAGTCTTCAGGTTAGGTCTGTTGATCAGTCGTCTTTTAAAGAGAGTGATGATACAATTCTAGAACAGTGGGATAATCTTAACTTAGATCCTAAGTCAACAAATTTTATTTGTCGTAGGATTGGTACTAGATGGAGTAGTGTAGATAGTGATGGAAAAGTTAACTGGCATGGTGACTCTGAATGGGAAAATATATCGAAGTACATTTTCATTACAGGTAGTGCAGCACTCAATGCGGGTTCAATTCCAGCAAATCTGGTACCGTATGGTCACGCAGCTGTAAAATTTCCTATGTCGTGTTCAGTTGATAATACAGCAAGTGCATGGGTACCACCAGCATCTTTTGTATCAGAACAGATAAATGATACAACTTCAACTTTTGATACATCTGTATTCTACGGATTTGATTATTCAAAGGCTGATAATAGACAGTATACCGGTCCACTTTCGACTGATGCAGCTATCTATAATAATGTAACGTTTAGTTTGGATGATATGACAGGACACGATGATGCTACAGCAGCTAAATTTGCTGGAGCAACTACGTTTGCTAGCGGATCACAACCAATTTCATTATTGATTTCCGCTATACAACAGAGGAAGTTTGCTGTACCATTTCAAGGCGGCTTTGATGGATATAATCCTGCAACGAAAAAGAATACAGGTAAAGACATTTCACCAGAAAATCAACAAGGATTTGATTGTTCAAGTGCAACAGCTAGTGGATCTGTAGCATACACAAGAGCTATTAACTCAATTAGTAATCAGGATGAGTTTGATATTAATTTAATGTCAACTCCTGGATTGATCTACTCACTGCATCCAAGCCCAGTTAATAAGGCTATGGATACTGTTAAAGAGAGAGGTGATGCTTTTTACATATTTGATCCTTCTGGTTGGGGAGATTCAATTAACTCTACAACCAACGCTGTATCTTCACTAGATACAAATTATGCAGGATGTTATTATCCATGGGTAAAAGTTCTTGATGATAGTATTAATCTTCCTGTTTGGGTACCACCTTCAGTTGTACTTCCCGGTGTCTTCGCACAGAATGACAGGGTAGCACACGAGTGGTTTGCACCTGCAGGTCTTAATAGGGGTGGTCTAAGAGGTGTCTTAGAGGCAAAGACTAGACTAACTCACGCTGAAAGAGACTTACTTTATGAGAATAGAGTTAATCCAATAGCTTCATTTCCTGGTCAAGGTGTAGTTGTTTTCGGACAGAAAACATTGCAAGCTAAACCTTCAGCACTCGATAGAATTAACGTTCGTAGATTTCTAATCAGACTTAAGAAGTTTATTGCTAGCTCCTCACGTTATCTGGTATTTGAACAGAACACAACTGCAACAAGGAATCGGTTCCTCAACATTGTGAACCCATTCTTAGAATCAGTACAGGCAAATCAAGGTGTTACAGCCTTCAGAGTTGTGATGGATGATTCTAATAACACGCCAGATGTGATCGATCGAAATCAGTTAGTTGGACAGATATTCATTCAGCCGGCACGTGCTGTTGAATTTATCGTTCTGGACTTCATCGTTCAGCCAACAGGGGCAACTTTTAGCTCTTAAAACGACTCAACAAAAACAAATTAAAGCCTAGTAGTATATTTACTGGGCTTTTTTGTTTTAACTGATTTTTTTCTTAGTCAATGATATTTATAATCAAATGAAGTTAAACCTTTCATAGGAGAAATAGAATGCCACAGCTGATTGATCCCACTGACATAATGTTCACTCAGTTTGAACCAAAAGTACAAAATCGGTTCATCATGTACATAGAGGGCATTCCGGCTTACACGATTAAAGCTGCCGCTCGCCCTCAAATTCAGTTTGAAGATATTACACTGGATCATATTAATGTTAAGCGCTACGTAAAAGGTAAAGGTGAATGGCAAGCATTGGAGATTACTCTTTATGATCCTGTTGTCCCTTCAGCTGCGCAGGCTTGCATGGAATGGATCCGATTGTCACACGAATCAGTAACTGGTCGTGATGGCTACTCAGATTTTTATAAGAAGAACGTAACATTTAATGTTTTAGGACCTGTTGGAGATGTCGTTGAAGAATGGCAGCTCGTTGGTACTTATATTCAACAAGCTAATTTTGGGACCTTTGACTGGTCAACGAATGAAGCAGCGAATATTACAGTAACACTCAGGTATGATTACGCAATACTACAGTTTTAATTTTTTAAACTTAGTGACATAGTATCAACGGTAAACGTTGTGGCATTCTTTATCAAAAGATACTGTTTTACAAAATAGTTGTGTTAGAATAGATAAGTAATAAATAATAAGGAGTTATAATGCCTAAGAAAAATCAATCAAATGAGAGTAGGTTTCCTACGGAGTTTGTAGACTTACCCAGCAAAGGATTAGTATATCCTGAGGGACATCCTCTTCGTGAAGGAAGAATTGAAATTAAGTATATGACTGCTAAGGAAGAAGATATTCTTACATCACAGAATCTAATCCAGAAGGGAATCGTTATTGATGAGCTTCTCAAATCTCTTATTAAAACAAAAGTAGATTTTAATGATATTGTTATTGGTGATAAAAATGCAGTAATGTTAGCATCAAGAATTCTTGGATACGGTAAGCAATACGTTGTTGACATTACGTGTCCAAGTTGTGCAAAATCTGAAGAGACAGATTTTGATTTAACATCATTTGAATACAAAGAGATAGATGAAGATTTCTTTAAAGATTCCAATGGAGTATATAAGTTTACGCTTCCAAACGCAGAGAGAGAAATAGAATTCAGATTCTTGACACAGAAAGATGAGAGTGATATTGATATTGAATTATCTGCTGTAGAAAAAGCAGGTATTATAGTGAGCCCTGAAGTAACATCACGTCTTAGACGACAAATTGTATCTGTTGACGGTAATGATGATCAAGAGTTTATTAAGAGTTTCATTAATAATGAGTTCTTTGCTTTAGACTCTAGAGCATTTAGAGAATATTACAGTGATAAAATACCTGATGTGAATTTTGATGCAAACTGGAAATGTGATTCATGTCAATGGATGGGTCCTGTAGATTTACCAGTGACAGTAAATTTCTTCTGGCCTTCCCGGTAGATCCCGAATATAAACCGCTGATACACGAATCAATTTTTAATCTTGTGTATTTTAGTGAAGGCGCATTTCCATTCGGCGATGTATATGATATGCCAATTTATCTTAGAAAGTTTTATATAGATCAAATGGTGAAGACGAAGGAAGCAGAGAATGAAAGAGTATCTAATGCACGAAAAGGAATGGGTCCGGACATACAAAGATCCAGTGGATAATATAACATTGCGATAATTATATTTGTAATAATACACCCAATGTGAGGAGTTTTACAAATGAGTAAGAAGACATTAAAAGAAATCGGAATGAGCGATGTTGTTAAGGGTCTTGTAGGCGCATATATTTTTAACAAAGTTGTTGGTGCCGGATCAAAAGCAGGACAATTAAAAGCAAAGGTTGCAACCCTAGATAAAGCTATAGCAAAAGAGCTAGATGATATCGACAAATCTATGGAACAAAATAGAAAAGAAGTCGAAAAGAGATTTAAAAAACTATCCCCAGAGCAACAAAGAACAATGGCCAAGATGGCAAAAGCATGGTCATAGACTAGGAATAAAAATTGGCTCAGATCACACAAAAAGAAATCAATTTATTAACAAGAAGAAATACGCTCCAGAAAGAGTATGATGATCTTGTAACTAAGATTGGTAAGAAGGAAGCTAAACAGCAATATGACGCTGGGAAGTCTGGTAAAGAGCTTAAAGAGACATTAAAAGCAATAAAAGATATAGAAAAAGCGGCTGCAAAAACAAACAAAGAAATAAAAGAGCTAGGGGATAACATTGGTAAAGTAAACTCTGAAGGAAAAACAGCATCCAATCAGAAGCTTGATCAATTTTTTAAGAAGTTAGCAGATAACTCAAAGGTAGCAGCAACAGCGATACAGATGGTTTCTACAGAGTTAGTAAATTTACAGAAGATTGGAAAAGGAGGATCAGATCTCGCAAAGGGAATGGCTGGTGTCCTAAAGACAGAAAAAGCAATATTAGAGGTTTCACAGGATAAAGCATCATTAGCAGCAGCAGATTTAAATACGATGAAGAAACAGGCTCAGGAGAGCTTGAGGTTATTAAAGACAGATAAGGCAAGCTCAGAGATAGCTAAAACACGTGCTCGAGAACAGATAAAGACAATTAATGCACTTGACATGCAGCAGAGAAAACAAAAAGTTATAAATGATATGCAGGAAAAACAGAATGAACTTGTAGGTAAATTTAAGGACATCATGGCAAGAGTAACAGCAGGACCATTTCCTTTACTTATACTTCTTTTAGAGGGTGCCAAAAAATTAATGGGAGCAGTTCGTAAACATGCTATAGACTTTCAGCAGGAAATAGGTGGTTCTGCAGACGCTGCGTATGCTATGGTAGCAAATGTGGGCAAGGTACATGCAAAGTCTATGGGAGTTGCAGTTTTAAATGAAAAAATTAGGGACGATGTGCTGGCTGCATCAAGAGCAGCAGCTCTTGCAGGTGATAATATGGATCTTATGTATAATACAAGCATTGCTGTAAATGATGCTGTAATTGCACTACAAAGTAATGTTCCTATTAATCAGGTCGCAGAGTTAGCACAAATGATGTCTGAGGTGACGGATCTATCACGCGAACAGGCATCTGCTCAATTAGGATCAGCTATGGCATTTGCTAAACAGAATAAGGTCGCACCTGCCAAGATAATGAAATCGATGGCAGACAATGCAGCTGTATTAGCTACTATGACTAATGGATCAGCGGACTCTATGGTAAGACTTGCTGTCGCTGCAGCTAAGGCTGGTATGGAATTAAGCGCGATGGAACAGGTGGCTTCGGGACTACTTGATCTAGAATCATCGATTACAGCAGAATTTGAGGCATCAGTCCTCCTTAATAGAGATATTAACTTAGACATGGCGAGACA